GCGGCAAAACCGTCACAATTACAAGCACGTATTTAGGCCGGACAAAATCGTGCGGCTGTGCTGTCGGTTTAATTATGGCCACAAAGAGGAAGAATTCCAAGGGGCCAATGCGGGGAAGATGGAGGGACATGATTCGGCGATGCAATAACGCAAACCGTAAAGATTACAAAGACTATGGCGGGCGTGGGATCAAGGTGTGCGAGCGATGGCACAAGTTCGATAATTTTTGGGATGACATGGCCCATACTTTTAAGGAAGGGCTTTCTATTGAAAGAAAAGATGTAAATGGGGATTATAACCCAGACAACTGCATATGGGCGGATAACACGGCTCAACAGAGAAACAAACGGAATAATCGCAAGATCGATTTTAATGGCGAACTCCATTGCGTTACGGAATGGGCAATCAAGTTGAATCTTAGTGAAAGAGTAATCCGAGCACGCATTGATCGTGGCGTCGCAAATGAAGACTTATTAAAACCCGTGGTTTATGGCAAACGAAAAGTCAATGTTTTTGCCGAGATAGATGGCGTTGTGAAAACCGTGTCACAATGGAGTAAAGAGTCCGGAATACCCTTTGGGTCGATCAGGAGACGCATCAAAAGGGGCTGGACGGGAAAATCATTGCTGTCTCCGATAAGGACTTGGTAATGATTAAATCCATTTGTGTCGTTGGATTCCCCGGTCGCGGAGGCGGAGCAGATCAAGAATTGTTCCACCAAATTAACCTTTGGTTGGACATGGGGCTAAACATAGAGATTATTCCCACGCTTCCGCTCGATGAATATCAAAAAAGCCTTCCCCTTCAATCAAGGGGCGTGATCATTCACCCGCTTAGAAAATGGACAGAATGTCAAGATAAGGACGTTATTTCCTACTGCAATGGGACATTCCTTGAAGCAATCCAAACGGTTCGGCAATACGCCCGCACGATTACGTGGTCGAATACGATGACTTTCGCCTTTCCCCGTGAAACACAGGCGTCGTATCGCGGGGACATAGACTTCTATTTGTACCAGTCTGACCACGCGATGAAACGCATCGAGGCCGTCATCGGTCCGCCGGTTCGTCCGCACGGTCAAGCCGTTCGCGTAGACCCCTACTTCGACGCATCACTATTCCCATTCCGCGAGCCGACAGAATCCAACGTGTTCCGCGTCGGTCGCATGTCGCGCATCGACATAAGCAAGTACAGCCCCCAGACATTGAACATCTACCGCCAGATTCGCCACGAGAAAAAGCAAGCCCTAATCATGGGTTGGGGGCCGACGATTGAGCATCATTGCGGCAAGCCTGACCCGTGGATGAAGTGCCTGCCAATGAACGCAATGACTCAACAAGAATTCTACGCGGGGATTGACGCCTACGTCGCAAGTTGCACGGGGTTGGAAAACCTGCCTAGGGTGGGCATGGAGGCAGCGGCCAGCGGCGTTCCGTTGGTTGTGGATAATCGCGGCGGCTGGTGCGAACTTGTCGAACACGGCGTTACCGGATATCTCGCGAATTCTCCCGGCGAAATGGCCGACTACGCGACAAAATTGGCGGACCACAAACAAAGGGTCTTGTTTGCACACGCGGCCAGTGCTAGACTAGACAAGCGTTGGGGACGTTCCCCGGCGATGGATTCATGGGCTAAGTTTTTTGAACTTGTGAGGAAAGTGAAATGATCATAGAGCTAACCCAAAAAGAACTGGACACAATCATCCAGTGGGGCCATCGGGATACCGACCGATTTGGCGACAAGGATGATGAGGAATTAGTAAACAAGCTGATGCGGCTGAATACGCCGACACAGCAAAAGTCCAAGCCGTCCCCGTTTAGTCCAGAGCTTCAAAAATCCATTGTACGCGAGCAAGGCGAACGGTTATTGAAGCAAATGGACAGCCTTGTAATCAAAACCAGCGACGTTGTTGACGGGGGCAAGAAATGACCATCGACCACCTCGCAGCGTTCGCGTTTCTCGCGGTCTACCTGTTTTCTTGCCTCGCGGTTTGGAAGGATGTGGTCAAATGAAAATCGCCATGCTCATCATCGCGACCGGGAAATACTGGCAGTTCGTGCCGCCGTTGATTGAATCGACTCAATTTCTTCTCAAGGGTTACGACAAGCGGTTTATCATCCACACGGACGAGCCGGAAAGTGACGTGTGGGAAGATATCGACTTTGCGTGTGATCCGTACAACGCCGTCTTTTGTTCGCACAATCACGAGCCGTGGCCCGGCCCGACACTTCACCGCTACCGGACCTTCATCGCGTCCTACGACCAATGGAAGGACTGCGATTACGCCTTCTACATCGACGCTGACATGCGATTCGAGAATCCCGTGGGTGACGAGATTCTAGGCACCGGCCTAACCGCGACGATTCACCCCGGATTCGCCGGTAAGCCATTGAATCAATTGAGCTATTGCCGGAACCCGCGATCAACCGCTTTCGTCAAGCCCAACGAAGGCCAGCGGTACTACTGCGGCGGGTTTCAAGGTGGGACCACGGCCAGCTACTACGCGGCAATGCGGATGATGGCCCACAACATCGCGAAAGACGAAGAGAACGGTGTGATGGCGGAATGGCACGATGAATCACACTGGAACCGGCATTTGATCGATCACCCGCCATCCGTGGTACTTGATCCATCGTATTGCTCTCCGGAGGAATGGAACGTGGCAGACAGGCGGCTAGTGGCCCTGAAAAAGAACCATGCGGAGGTAAGATCATGACCATCACCGCAATCATTCCGTTTTTCGCGGGGCCGAGGCCGGAGCAAAGCGTCGAGTGGCTAGACCAAACAATAAGTAGCATTCGATTTGCCAATGACGTGATTGTCGGTGTTCAGAATCCCGACGATTTGCGACGTGTTCAGGAAAATTTCTCCGTTGATTGTCGAGTCTTCAACTGCTCGCCGATGCTCTTGCCGGTTACGTTGTTGCGACATGTCCAAACGATGCCGGATTTATTTCTGGTTCTCTTCACCGAAGCCGATCAAGTGATGAATATCAACAATCTGGCAAGCATCACCAAAGCCATCGACGCCGACCACAACCGCGTCATAGCTCCGCATCGAGCCGTTCAGATTCAAGGCAACGAACCCGCCGACTGGTGGGGGTGGGGCCATTGGGACCACGACGCGAAACGACATCGGTATCTTTACGAGCGGTTCATGCATGAGGGGCGGGAGTATGTGGTTCACAATCGCCCGCATGTTTTGGATACTGCGGGGCTTGATTTGCGGCATGGTTGCGACGCATGGGGCGACACGCCCGGATCGGTTCGCCCACAAGGCCCGGCGTATCATTTCGCGATGAAAACACAGATCATCGACAATATGTGGTACACGAATTCAAACACATGCTTTGCATTTGGTGCCTCGTGGCTCATGCACGCCGACACCTTCCGGCGAGTGGAGTTCAAGGATCAGACGCAATATGCGTTAGAAGAGAGCAGTTTTGCAGTGTCAAGATGCCCCGGCGTTACGATGCTTAAGACGTTGAACGCGGGTAGGTTTTTCGCGGATCACATTAGTCATCGCTTTGGCAACCAGTCAACATGGAGATAATCATGGCTCGTCAAAAAATTGATATGACCGGTCAGGTTTTTGGAAGACTAACAGTTGTTCGACAATCTGACAGAAGAGATCTTAGGCGAACTATTTTTTGGTTGTGCCAATGTGTATGCGGTAACACTAGATCCATATCCCGATCAAATCTGATGTCTGGATTACTTGTTTCTTGCGGATGCTACAAAAACAGAGCGACAGGAGATATGGTTAGGCAACACGGGGAAGTTGCGAAGTTGTTGCACGGAAGATGGTCGGCAATGAAAAAACGGTGTGAAAATCCTAATCATGAGGCTTATCGGAATTACGGCGGACGAGGCATTTCAGTATGCGATAGGTGGCAAGTATTTGCTAACTTTGTTGATGATATGAAGGACTCGTTTAGACCATACCTTTCGATTGACAGAATCGACGTAAACGGGAATTACTGCCCGGAAAACTGCCGATGGACTGATTGGAAAACCCAGCACAGAAATCGGACAAACAACCGGAAACTGGAAATTAATGGCGACGCGATGCTTGTCTGTGAATGGGAAGAAAAATACAACTTGCCAACAGGAACAATAAAAACACGAGAAAGACAAGGATGGATCGGGGATAGATTGATAACCCCGTCCATTGAGAAAACCAGAAACGTCGAGATCAATGGGATTACAATGAGGCTTTTCGAGTGGTCCAAGAAAACCGGAATACCCGCAAACACGATCAGGTCGCGAATAAGGTATGGATGGTCGGGATCTGATCTTATAAAATCAATAGACGCATCAAAGAGGTAAACCATATGAACATCACCGAAGCAAAGAAACGGTTCAAGCGGGTTGTGATTTGGGGACATCGACAGCCGCTATCGTGGCACACGCATAGCTGGGTGCATGGTGCCGTCTACAAGGCTTTCACGCATCTAGGATTCGACACATACTGGCATGATGACGACGAGAGGGACGCCGTGGGCTTGAATAATCCCGGAAGCGGCGACACGCTTTATTGGACCGAGGGCCAGGTCGATAACCATATTCCGGTTCGCCGTGATTGCTCTTACATCCTTCACAATTGCGAATCCCTGAAATACGATGGCCTTGAATCACGAACGCTTCGTTTGCAAGTATTCGTGTCGGACATCAAATCTCGCCTAGTCCCGCCTCACGCCCGCGACTCCGTGACGATGATCAAGCCATTCCACTACACCGCCGACATTGACGGTCAGCGATGGCTCTATCAACCGTGGGCAACCGACCTACTCCCGCACGAAATCAATCTGGAATTGGCACGACACCCACGCGGCAAGACCTGTGACTGGATTGGCACGATTGGAAGCTCATCGACGGAGTTCGGAAACTCCAACGAGATTGACGGATTCAAGCGGGCATGCTCGGAAAACGGGTACAAGTTCGTGCATCATCAGGGGCAAGTCAGCAACGAAGACAATGCGATGATTATTCGCGAGTCGTTTTTGGCTCCGACCATCGTTGGAAATTGGCAATGGCGGAAGTCGTATCTACCGTGTCGGGCGTTTAAAAACGGAAGCTACGGGGCTTTGATCGGGACAAATTCCAAGCAAGTCGCGGAGTATTTTGAGGGATGGGCCATCCACGAAGACAACACATATTCACTGTTCGAACGCATGGCCAAGCGATCCAATGACATTGATTTTATTCAAGGTGGGATGCGATTCGTCCAAGCAAACTCGACATACATCAATCGCATAGAAACCATCTTGGAACAAATCCCATGAGCATCTTCGATAACCCGCTTGCCGGCGGACTTGCTCGCCCGAAGTCTACCGACTGGCCCACGACGCCAAAATGTACCAAGCGGCAGAAAACCGGTGGACACGCCGCACCCACAATCGTAGGAATGAACCGCATCGAGGCGTTTGAACTTGCCGAGAAAATCGGATGTACACTTGTGAATGTTCGACGCAAGGGAGAAGTCAGAATCACGCATCCGGCCATCGACAAGCCGTGTATCATCAACAATCGCCGAAAGGACGCGAGCCGTGAATTGTGTGTGTTCCTCAAGCGAGTTCAAAGGATTGCCAAATGATCAGATTCGTTAGCATTCAATTTGCGAATTTAACATACATGGCCATCCAGATTCAATTGCTGAATCTCCATCTCGCCGAAACCTTTGAATACACGCCGGTATGCAACGATGACCGCATCGTTGACGACTTCCACCGCGAATGTCGGAGGCTAGGCGTTACGGGCCATGTGAACACGCTTAACACGCACGTTAAGGGGTCGACGCGGCCCGTGCATTCCGACGCGTTAAATTACGCTTGGCAGAATCTCCGCAACGTCGACGTGATGGTTTTGCTCGATAGCGATATGTTCCTTACCGAGCATTATTCCGTGGTCAATGCCGTCCGCGATTGCCCGGTCTCCGCACAAAAACAGAATCGCGGCGACTTGGACTATCCACACCCCGGCCTATTCATCTGTCGTCCATCGGCACTTCCAAGCGGACACGAACTGGACTTCGACGGCGGCGACTGGCATGGCTTAGCGTGCGATACGGGCGGCAAGGTTGGTCAGTACCTTCGACGGCACGAAATCCCCGTACGCTGGATGAATCACGCCATGCCGGGGCCGTGGGACTTCGAACGGTTTGACGATGCTTTTCTTCACTTTCGAGCAGGCTCGAACTGGATCGGTCGACCGCAATCCGAGCAAGACGCGAAACTCCAATGGATCAAGGATCATTACCTTTGAGAACTACGGTCATCATCCCGACGTATCACGAGCGTTACACGATGCTCTGTGATGCCCTGCAATCCATCGAGGCCCAGACAGTCAAGCCGCATCAAGTCATTGTCATTTGCGAGGAAGAATGGCCACGGTCAGCGGCGGGGCGTTTCGGCCTGCCGTTGATGTTTCTAGGCGTCGAGCAAGTCAACCTGTCTTCCAAGGTCAATCACGCGATGGAATTCGCCTACGGTCAAGGAATCGCGGTCCTGTGCGACGACGATAAGCTGGCCCCAACATTCATTGAGCAAACGAGCAACGCCATCGAAGAAGGGCACGACGTGGCGTATACCGCGTTGGAGTTCTTCGGATTATCCAGCGGTGTCAATCATCCGTTGCCGTGGACAGAGGCGAGTTTCCGCGAGACGACAGTTCCGTACATCACGTCGATGTTTTCGCGGTCGATTTACGACAAGGTTGGTGGGTGGGATGAATCATTGGCCATGAACTCCTATGCGGATTGGGCGTTCTGGATTCGCACGTTCAAAGCCGGAGCGAAAGCCAAGTACATCCCCGACCCGTTGTTCTTGTATCGATCACATGGCGGGCAGGGAACAAACTTCATGGATCATCAGGAAGCACGGCGGGAAATCATTGCGAAGTATTGGAGCTAAGATGACACCGCGAATCACAATTGGAATCTTCACCGCCCCCGGCCCGAAGTACGAGTCAAGGCGAAATCTTGCCCGCGATACGTGGCTCAAGTCTATCAGCACGTACCCGAACCTTGAATATTATTGGGTCTACGGAGGCCAGAACGAACCGCGACTTGATTGGAAGGTCGATGAGGCTACCCGCGAATTGTGGATGCCGTGTCAGGAAGGTTATTTGTACTTGCCGCAGAAAACCCGTCGATGGTTCCAGTGGGTCATCGGGAATAAAA